TACTAAGTCATCTACGCAGTTACCACACAAGGCATAGCTCAGATGTACCCAGATACTCTTAGGTTGGTTTGCTAAGTCAACCACTTCTATTGCTACATTACAGAAATCACACACCCACAAGTCGTCTGGAATATTTGTGTCTATCAACGTGTCAAACACAAAGTCATCTCGCCCATACTTGTCAAAGTATGCAGTTCTCTCTGCTCTGTCTTTTCTCCTATGCAATATAGGATTTGATATGATAGTATTTTCAGCCATCATTCTCCTCTCCGAAAGGAGATACAGTATACATTCTTGGCGAATGAGCAGTAAGTTTGAACTCAGCATTGTTATCTGCTAAAGATACAATCTTATCTACTTCATCTACTGCGTCCTCTTTTGATACATCACTATCAAAGTAGAAATCAACAGTCAATATATTCTCATCTCTTTTCATATTCTTATCTACGTATTCGTATATTTCACTCACAACAATCACACCCTTTGTCCATGACTTGCATGTTTACTTGCTCATGTAATGTAAAAGCACCAACATGTTCGTTGTGTCTAACACAACCAATAAGTAATTGATTGTCTATATTAATTCCTATCTCTAAACTAATATATTCTCGTGGTGCTACATCTAAGCCATCTCTATCTATTTCCTCGATACACTCTTTACAATGTATGTAAGCAATAATCTCTTTTGATGTAACTTTCTCACTCATCACTTTACGCACTCCTTTCTATGACTTTCCTTTAACCAATAGTCGACATCAAGTGTGATATCGGGGTGGCTAAGTATGTCATTTATATCTACTACGGCTTTGTTTATTTCCTTACCACACTTTTTACATACCATTATCTACTCGCTACGTACATAGAAATACATATGAAAAGTATGGGTGCTAGTAACCCTATTAGAATTACATCTGTACTTAATCCAAACATTACTCTTTATCCTGTAACAAAATCTTAAACAACTTTGTGTGTCCAGATATTTGTTTCTGTAATAGTTCAGTTGCTTCTGTCAACTTCTCTATCATGTCTAATATATCTTTATCAGCCATTATTCTTCCTCATCTTTTTTCTCTGTTACTTCTTTCAAGAACTCCTCTACACTTTTAGAGAACTCCTCTTGGTTGAAACTAGAAACTTGGAAGTTAGCCAATACATTAGGATTACCAATCACAATAACGTCTGGTTGCACACCAAACAGATTAGATATAAACTTCATATGGAAGTCCTCATCTGCTAACATTCCAATCATTCTATCTAATACTTCTGTATCACTCTTAGCACTCTCCTCTCTAACTTCATCAATAAATCTGCTCATAGCACCTAATCCAGCACTAATACTTTGATGGAACAAAGATTGCCAGACATCAACCATCACGTGTAATGGAGATGGTGCAGTAGTGTAGGCTTTGATATTGTTTATATCAGGGTCGTTCTCATTTTCCTGATTAATGTCAGTTACTACAACGCCATAGTGAGCTTGTCCATTAAATAGTTGGAAACCATCTAATTGTTTAAAGCCAAGTTCCTTTTCTATTCTCTCTCCTTCTTTAATAAAGTTTTCTTCGTCATCTGTTATATCAGGCATATAGCCCTCCTCTCTTTACGTTTATTCTTTTTACTACTTGATAGCCACACAACCAACAAACCATTCTGTAATATACAGATGACTTGACGTTGCTTTCTATCATTAATTTACTTAGGTTACTCTTTCGACACATGTCGCATAACATATATCTATCTCTCTTTCTTTGTCGTACTGCTATATAAATAGCTAGATACCCACACGAATGGATTAACATTTATTTTTAGGGAGAACACCACGTTTGGTGCAGGTATCTAGTTACCTACATAGATAGCTTGTAGCACACAGATTAACTAAAACAAGAGAACAATACGTACTCTATTCTATGTACTACAAGCTACCCACAGAGTAGTGAAAAGTGGGGAACTATGAAAACCCCATAAGTTTCTACTCCATGAATAGCTATTACCCACTACTGCTACGGATATGTTGTATCAATTTAGCTATAAGTTGATAAACAGTAGTGGATAATAGTTACTAAAGAGTACATAACTCCGTAAACAAAGGGCAATCTACTTCCGTTGTTACGTACTCTAACTAACTACTAATCTTTACGGCAACTCTCACATAGTCTTTTGCGACCATAAGATAATGGTAAGACTATATAGCATGAGCTACACACTTTGTTAGTTTCTTTACCTCTATCAAAGGATATCTTATCCCATTGATTAGGTTGCCAGCCTGCATGTTTTACTCCGAGAATACCTGTGTCCTTTTCTGGAACGATACCCTCTCTTGATAAACGTGCAAGTCTAGTCATCTTGTTCTCTAGTTCTTCATCTAGAGTCCGACATTCAAAGCACCTCTTGTACTCTATGTCAGTATCTAATCCGAATTTAACACCACATGATACACATTCTCTATCAGTGTATTTAACAGGGGCTTCTTGTATAAACTCAGACTGTGTTGTGATTACAGGCAATCTAGTATCCTCATAGATAATATTACCTGTATCCTCATCTACCCCTACTATAACTTTTTTAGTAGAAGGTACAGTCGGCTTTCTATAACTCTTACTCATACATATCCTTTCATATATACCTTTATAATATATATATTTACTGTCGGTTTTGGCGACATCATCAAGTTAGCAGTCGACAAAAAGTCTGCAAGTCGCCTCTATATAGAGAGAAGATTTGACAACCTCTAAGCATTATGTACTCTATGTACTCTTTATACATATGCTAAGGAGAAATTTTTTTTTTGACTTTCCCTACATTATGTTGCGTACGCATATAAGCCCTGAATATACCAGCGTAGTCTGTGGTTCTCTACATTATAAGGGGGGTGGGTAGGCTGTGGTTGAATACATATCAGTCGGCTAACGTGTCAATAAAAAAAAGGCTGAAGTGGGGACGAAAAATCCCCACAACAACCAACTTGACTACTCGTGAAATGAATGCAACATATTGAATTCACACAAGTAAATATCTTTAGTAAGTACAGAAACTACACTAGATACTTTCTGTTCACACTCACACATTATTTACTCCAAGATTTCATCTCAGCCTTAGTCTCTTTTATGCTAGGCACACCATCTAACTTAGCGATTGTATCAGTCCCTAACGCCTTGATAAGAGCCTTAGAGAGCGTACCATCAGCATTGAGCTTATAAGTACCTTTCTTAAGAGCTTGAGGGTTATTAAGCACCAAACTCTTAAACTGCATGTAAGCATTGTAATTAGTAAGAGGCTCTTTATGTAATACTTTTCTATTACCAAAACCATCTACAATTTTACAAATGTAGAATGCACTCTTACCATCACGTGATAACTTACCCGTAACTCTCTTAATACCCATGTAATCGGTTTCCCCAATCCCATTGATATCATAGTCTTTATCATTATTTTTGTAACCAGCCATAATTTTTTATCCTTTCTTTATAACTAATTTTACAACACCTGCTAGAGCATGCTTGTCAAGTCTTGCTAACCCTTTTCTCTGCGTAAGCAGATATACGTGTGTTACAACAATTTACTAGTATGCTAGAAAGCTATGTTGAAATTGAACATATCCACATTCTAAAGAGCTTGAGCTACGTTACTTGCCTGCCCTAAGAACTAAAAGAATGTTTAACGTACTGTGTATGGTATTGACTTAAAGCAGTCCGTATATCCTACAATGTTCTACATAACTAAGCAAAGACGCTAAGAGCTACACATAACATATTATAACCTACAACTACCCTGCACTGTGCGCGTAGGCATATGCGTGTGGTGTCAATGTGGGGTAGGGGTAGTATATATACGTAAGTATCTCGGAATATTTTGGTAATTCTTGTGGAATAAAAAAGGGGGAAACTGGTAATTGTTTAAGTAATAAATCACTTGCGTGATTCAAGTTACAGGTTACATTACAGGTTTACCAAACAGGATACACCAGCTTCCCTAGTGTAGTATTTTAGCAGAATACTGCTATAAAACAAAGAAAAGAAACCTTTATTTTATAGCTGAATTGCGTTAGTGCTTGTAGGGTAACAACGGAATATAGCGGACATATAGGGAGACCTATTGAAAATTTTGAATTTTTTTCTTTTTAAGGTCCTTGGGTACATCTTTTGTGGTAATCCCAGTCCATACTTGACAAGAGTATGCAAGATGCTTTTTGCCGTCCGATAGCTCTTACCTGTAACCTTATAGTCAAAAAAAACTATTTGTTATAACTACCATAACACTATACTAAATTAAAACAAGTTACAATTTACAGGAGAGGATTATGTTTACATTTGATACACAAAATGAAGTAGGGAAGGTCGGAGAAACCCTAGTTAGAAAATACTATGAATCACAAACTACTAAAGAAGGTAAAGCTATATTTATCTGCCGACCAGCTAAGTATGACGAGCAGATGAAGGGTGCAGACCTCTTTGTCATAAACAACGAATTAGGCTATAAGTACATAGAGGTAAAAACAGACACACAATCCCATGACACAGGGAATGTAGCCCTAGAGTTCCAGATAGTACATAACTCAGGAAAACTTACTATAGGGTGTCAGCTTAAGACCTTTGCAGATTACATGTTTTATTGGCAACATCCAACAGATACAATTTATTACTGGAAACCTGATGACCTCATACCCTTTATTGTAAACTGGTTGATGGAGGACAAGCACAAGATAGTAGATGCTAAAAATAAAAATTTTTTTTCACGGAACTTGCTTATACCTGTGGGGGAACTGCTCGACACTGGTGTAGTCAAAACAATTAGAGTAGATGGAGGAATACTAAATAATGTCTTACAGACCGCTTCCTAGTTATTTAATGTTGCAACCTAGCAAAATAGACGGTCTAGGTTTATTTACTTTGGAAGACTTAGAGCCTAACGAAGTGCTTGGGGTCACCCACGTATCTGACGCTGTAACAACACAATTGTTTCGTACACCACTAGGTGGGTTTATAAATCATAGCGAAAACCCTAATTGTAAGTTGTATGAAGTAGGTAGGTTTAAATATTTAAGAACGGAACAAGAAATACCTATGGGTGCTGAATTAACACTTAAGTATACTATGTATGACCCTACCGAGTCATAGGACGTATATTACCCCAACGGTCTACACGGACAATAGTTTTTCTTTCTGTATCAGAAATACAAGGTAAACCATCTATGTGATGTCGATATTGTTCTTTGCAGACTAAACAAGGTTGATGTCTGTTGTATTGAAAATCTACTTTAGCCATAAGCTGTTCTATGTTAAGAGCAACTTCTCTAGCTTTTTCTTGAATCTTTTTATCCTGCATGGGTATGTTATGATATCATAATGATAAGAATATGCAACTCTTGTAATTTGCCTCTAAAATTCTTTAGGAAGTTTAAGGCTTGCAAGAATTTAGGTTGCACAAAGTATAATATAAAATTGAGGAGATATGATGCCGTACAGCAAAACAGGAAAAAAAACAGCTTACAAATCCAAGAGGAAGAGTAAGAAAGGCATGAAGTAACATGTCTAAAAAAGGTGGAATTAAAAAAAAGCCTAATATTTTTACTAGCGATTTACTTCTTAAAGAATGGGCTATGGATTTATCTGATGCTTGTGGAAGCAGGTTAGTAAATAAAAAACTTAACATAAGTAAGATAGATGCTTTGATAGAATCTTTTGTAGATGACTATAATGAAAACATGCATGCAATGATTGAACTTAAGAAAAGTGAGGAAGAGTAATGGCTAAGAAACCAGCAAGAAAACCTATTAATGCAAGTACAAAAAAAACTTTACAAAATAAAGCTAGCAAATCTAAATACACATATGGACAGTTAGCAAAAGTCTACAGACGTGGACAAGGTGCTTATTTGTCATCAGGTTCTAAATCTGCATCTATGCAAGCATGGGCTATGGGTAGAGTAAATAGTTTTATTAAAGGTGGACATTCACAAGACAACGATATAAAGAAGAAAAAAAGTGCCAAAAAGAAAAAAAAGTAAACGTAAAGTACCTTACGAAAAAGGTGTACCTTCTAAGTATTTAAAAAATAAAAAGAACCCTAAATCTAAAGTAGCGTCTGAAATAAAAAGAACTGCTAAACTTTATAAGGAAGGTAAGCGTATTGACCTAAAAAAAGTACAGAAATCTAGGGCAGTAAGGAAGAAGAAGTGAAAGTATATACAAAAGCAGGCAAAGAGTACAAAGGCAAACATCACAAAATGCCTAATGGACAAATTCACACTGGTGCTAAACATACTAAAAATAGTAAACGTTTGTATAAAACCCCACCAAAAAAGAAGAAGAAGTAATGGCTATAGTATATAGAGGCGAGAGATTCGCAGGTTATAATAAACCTAAACGTACACCAAAAGCTAGCAAGTCACATGCTGTATTAGCTAAAGAAGGCGACAAAGTCAAACTTATTAGATTTGGTCAACAAGGTGTATCTGGTGCAGGTAAAAAAACTGATGCTAAATCTAAAGCTAGAAGAAAGTCTTTTAAAGCAAGACACGCTAAGAACATTAAAAAAGGAAAAATGTCTGCAGCCTACTGGGCTGATAAAGTTAAATGGTAAATGTAGTTTGCATCTCAGAAGGTTGCAACGAAACATTACCAGAGAACTCTACTAAATATTGTTCTAAAACGTGTTACAAAAGAGAATCACAAAGAGCTTATAGAGCTAAAAAAGATGGTAAAGATTATGAGTTACCTGTAAAAGAGTTAAATCAACCTAAGTCAGCAACAGTACGTAGAGGTAGTCTATATAAAAAGTTTATAGACGAAAGCTATGCGTTAGATGTTGTAAACGAAAATATAACATCTAAAGAAGCAGCAGAAGCATTAGGTTGCTCTACTGCACAGATTTCTAGAATGTTAGCTGCTTATAGGGAAGACATACAAACACAAGTAGAATCATCTAACTGGGAGGTATCACAAGAT